ACGCTGACGGGTCACCACTCGGCTTTTACCCGTGGTGCCAGAGCCAAAGAGCGGAATGGATTTCATGGCTCGTAGGGACTTCCAGAGTCCCTTTGAAAGTAGAACGATGTGACTTCCGCATCCTGCTGCTGGGCGAAGGCCAAGGCTTCTGAGAGGTTCTCCTTCATTTCATCGGTCCACGAGGCATCGAACATTCCGCAGATCTCTCTGGAAAGTCCCCAGCACAAAGGCCGATACCACTGCTGGGGGTAAGCAGGATTATCGACGGGGTTCGTGATATCGGAGATGGGATTCAGGTAGACGATATGTAAGAGCTTCGTGACGTCCTGTGCTCCACCCACATCGATATAAAGCTGACCGTTTGAGGTCGCGGTAGAGGTGCCGATCTGGCTTTCGTAATATATCGCGGTAGGATCGGACTGGAAAGTGTTGCTGGTCTTTGTCGGTAAGAGTTCATAGTCCTCCAGCGTCATTTTGTTCATCGGGGTATCGTTGGCGAAAGTATCCCTCAGAATACAGGTCTCGATCTGCAAGGGTCTTTGCTGTTTCGTCGTGTAGTTAAAGACCTGTGCATTGGCGTTCGCATTACCCGTAAGAGGTGCATTCAAGCCCACTAACCCGTTGCTATAAGAGCTGACAGTCGTCCAGAAGAGATCTGTTCCTATGAGGATGCCGATGTAGTCATTCTGATTCATGACGGTAGGAGTGTTGACCGAGATATTGGTCGCCCCCTGACCGGCATTGGAGGCTAAAGTCGTTGAGTTATAGGTGAGGTTCGGAGGGTTTCCGGTAGTAAAGCCCGCCCAGTTATCTCCTGTGGGTCCCAGTTGATACTGATACTGAGTGAAGCCCAAGAAGAGATCTCCCCGGGCTCGGCTCCACATTTTAAGCCCCGGGGCGAAATCCTGCTTTGCCATCCACGATTTGACGAGGAGATTAAGCTTCCTCAGACAGTCGTTGAATTCCTGTGCCGTGGGAATTTCCGCTTCTCCAATGGCTCCGATATTCAACATGGCTTCATTGATGATATCGGTGGCCGTGACCGTGAAGATATAAGTGCCGGTAATCACGCCCTCAGTTCCTTCTTCGTGGCGTCAGTGATTAAATTCCACACTGGACGGTAGATCTGATCGAAGCTGATGTCCTGCTGGCACTGTGCGGTCGAGGTTTCTGCTTTCTGGCAGTGCGACCAGTTGTAGTGCATTTGATGGCAGGCGGGAGCTTCGTTCCTACCCCTTCCCGGACAGTGAGTGTTCTCGCTCCAGATCGGATATACGTTCGTCCAGTCACGCGTGAGGTTCTCGTGGGTCGAGTGGGAAAGTAATACGACTTTGGGATAATCGAATTGGGATGCGGCATTCATCAAACCCGTTTCGGGTCCTATCGCCATATCAACCGTTGCCATGAAGGCAAGCGACTGTCGGATAGACCACTGACCACAGGTTCGGTGGACACGTTTCTCCTTCTCCCAGCCTTGTTCAAGAATCTTGGCCGCCTCTCCTCCCAGTAACACGACATCGACGTTGGGGAAGTCGAGCATCAGGGATGCGATGACGTTATCCAAACAGGCATGTGTTTTGTGGACCGAGGAACCCGCAAGCGGCCACGCCACCACGTACTCGCCCATCTTCGCCCGTTGTTTCTTCGCCCACGTCCTCTCATCCTCGGTGGGGAAAAAGCGGATCTGAGGCTTATGGGGTACTTCTGCAATGGCATGCTGCAATTCCAGATAGTTCATGTTCATGATCTTGTGGCGGATCGCAGGAGGCCAGTGGTGCTGTGTTCTCCCGGGTATGGCGAGGAGCGACCCCTCCACGCTTTCCGACAGGTTCACCCATTTGTCGTATTTCTTCCGATGATAATCCCAATACTCACCCAGAAGATGATTAGGGACTTGGTCCTTGTCCTGATAGTAAAAAGCGTCGATGTTCGGGTCGTTACGCACGACTTCATCACCCGGAGGAGAGGTGTAAAGCGTGACGTGGTAACCTTGGGCTTTGAGGCCCGCGAACACCGACGAAGCCTGAAGGAGATCCCCGAATGCCCCGTAGCGGACTAACCCACAGGACTTCTTAGGAGGCTCCTTCTTCTTCCAACTCTCCGTCTGTCCGGAGTTCATCTTCCTGAATACGAAGTAGAGAGAGTATTCCCTCTCCTGATTCCGTTTCTGAAAGTCCACAAGATCCCAGCTACCTGCCCCTCTCATGTACTGGATCACCCGTTCATAGTTCACGTTCCACTTGTGATCGGGATTTGCCCCTTCCTCTCCCACCTTCGGGTACTCGTCCTCATCCGGAAGGTAGAGCGTCAAATATCCTTTTGGCTTGATGATCCTCATCCAATCCCTTAAAGCTCCTGTGACTCTTTCGGGTGCAATGTGCTCCAGCAAGTGAGAGGAAAAACAGAAGTCCATCGAATTAGAAGCGAACATCTCCATGCGCTCGGCGCTCGGAACGCAGATATCGGGTTTTATGGGATGACCGAAAAGAGCTTCATCGGCCTTGTTATCGACCCCGATGAAATGGGGATAGAGCTTCTCGATGCCACAGCCGATATCAAGTCCTCTGCCCCTTGTGTATTGCACGATTTCCCACTTCACTTTCGCGGATTCGTTGCACTGGGGGTCGGTTATTTTCCAAGTCATCCGTTCTCCTTACGTGGTCGGCTGCACGATGAACCACGCCACCGTACTGGTGTCGTTGCTTTGGGATGCGAGAATCGTGAACGAGGTTCCGGGAGTTCTCGCGGAGACGCCAAGTGCCGAAGGGCTCGTAACGGTCCCAAGAGATTGCGCGGTCAGTTGAATGCGGGAATTGGCGGCTACTTGAGTATTATTAACCGTTACCGTGCCAGCAACCAATGTTGCAATTCCGGAACTGCAGCCTCCAGTCCCCTCCGCTATATAAAGAGCGCCCCCCGGAGTCGATAGATACCAATTGCCGGTTTGATCTACGCCAACATTTCCATTTTGAGTGATTAAGCTGATTGATCCCGTGCCCAGCGCATTGATAAGGAGCGTGGCATTGGTTGCGGGACTTCCTCCGACACCAATAGCGTTAAGCATTACAGTGGGAGGAGTAGTGGCGGGAGTTGTTGTTATCTGCAAAGAACAATTTGGCGATGTCGGGGTTGCTGAGACCTGGAATTGCGGCGTGATGATCTCATTGACCGAATACGTCCCGCGAAACCGCATGCCATACTGACAGGCGGTATTGAGGCTGGAATTAAGGAGCGAGCCGGTAACGGCTTTAGCACCTGAGGTCGAATTGAAGAAAATGCCATCGCCAAATGCAGCGGTGGGATTTCCCTGAATCTGCAACGCATTGACGGAAGGCTGCGTGCCGATTGCGACACAGACAACTCCATACGAAACACCTCCTGATGCAAGGCACACCGAATCGACTTCGATGGAGATGGAATTAGCCCCAGAAGCAGAAGCCACGCCAGATGAGTTCATGCCCCATGCGTGGGCACCCGAAGCGGCGGCTTCTCCTTGTGCAAAATCAGCTACGGTATTGCCCCCTCCGGTGACCTTGGCGTACTGCGCTCTTAAGAAGACGTTGTGATAGGAGCCGTAATTGCTCCCGTAGTTCATCGACAGGAGGTCGGTTGCGTAAACCGGAGGTACCGCATAAGAGATGAGGTTATCTACGCGATAGAGCCCTCCGGTGAAGGACACCGAGGGATCGACATACGACCAGACATTCCCCGCTGGTAGGAAGTCATCGCCTGCAAGGGTAATGACGGTAGGAGAGTAGGGGGAGAGAGAGACAAGCGACCCCAGAACCCCGCCGAGGGGTGCCCACACCCCCGTCGCGGTGACGACCATGACGCCCTGATCGGAAGTGATGCAGAGCTTGCCCGGAGCGTAGTTGGAGGCGGCGTACGCGCCGACTAGCTGACTGGAGAGGAATACTCCATTGCCTTGGGGGTTTCTGAGCCATGCCTCATCGTAGGCCACATTTAAGCTTCCTTGGCCTTGCGGATGCCTTCCTTGATCGCCTGAGACCTTCGGGCTTTATCAAGAGCTTTCTGCGCGGCGTCCATGCCTTCGGTGACTTCATCGGTGGCTTGGGCCTTCTGGGCCTCAAAATCAATCCACGTCCCATCGGGACGGAACTGCTCTCCGTCCTGCTCCCATCTTGCCTCCGAGACTCCATAAACCGTCCCGTGCGGACGATGCCTGTCGAATTTCTTCATAGATCCTCCTAGAAAGTTGTAATCACCACGCAATACCCTGCGCCTCCATTGCCTCCGTTACCCCCAGCCCCACCCGCGCCTGCTCCTCCGCCACCGCCGCCGGATCCAATCCCTCCATTTCCACCCACGCCCCCGGCTCCTGAAGCGTTAGCTCCACCACCAGAGCCACCGCTGCCTCCGAGATAAGGAGAGGTCTGCGCGCCTGGATTTCCATTGCCACCTCCGGTAGAGCCGCCTGACGGAGATGCGTTCGCGAAGTTGTTGCCGCCTGCACCGCCTATAAAAGCCGTTGTGGCGCTAATGCCCCCTCCGGAACCGCCGCCGCCTGCTGCCAGATAAGCGGGTCCACCTTTTGTTCCGTTCGCTCCCTGTGGCCCGCCCGCACCCGCACCTCCTCCGACTCCGGTTCCAGCTCCCAAAGCTCCCGCGCCACCCGCACTGCCACCCGCACTGCCACCCGTGGCACCCCCGGAGGCACTAGTGGACGAACCACCGGCTGCGATTGCGCTTGCCGCACCGCCGCCACCTGAATTTGTAGCCGCAACTTGCCCGCCCGCACCTCCGCCGCCGCCGAAGGCAGTGAAGTAGGGAGTGGTGCCAAAGCTTGAATTATTCCCAGCACTCGCGTTGCCCCCGGCATTTCCCGCTCCAGAAGTCGCCCCCGAAGCTCCTGAGACCGCCGTAGCTACCGTCACGGTCTCGGTCGAATTGTAAGCCGAGGCAGGAGCCGTGGCGTCTATGAGGAAACCCGCGCCTCCGCCACCGCCGCCCGAGACCGCAACACCGAGTGTTACCGAAGAGCCTCCTCCACCTGCTCCGCCCCCACCTATCAGAATCACCCGGACACTCTGAGGAGTGCCAGAGGGCTTGGTCCAAGTACCGGAAGAGCCGAAGGTTTGTATGTTGATAGGAGCCGCTATTCCCCCAAGAGCAATCACATCTGAGGCCGCTGCCGCTGAAATCGCTGTCCCGTTCCCCTTCAGAACTCCGGTAATAGTGGTGCTCAGCGTAATCGCAGGAGTCGTGGTTGCTGTAGCAACAGTACCCGCAAGCCCGTTGGCACTGACGACAGAGACACTCGTGACCGTCCCTGCTCCGAGCCCGGCAGCGCTGTAGGCAAGCCCCGTGGCAGGATCTATCAGTACAATCGCCTGTGGAGCATTGATATTAGGGATTGGGGGAGCGGCCATCAGATCACGTACCCCACTCCAGTAGTCGGGTCTAGAGGGACCACCGCTATGGGAGCAAAGATATTGGGAATCTGCACCACCGAGGCGATATCTGAATTGCCTAACGCGTAAGGTGTGCCGTTGGCAGGATCAATGAGAATCGCCGCAACCGGAGCAAAGATGTTCGGCACCTGCGGTGCGGCCACGGGCTAACTCCGATCTAAGACGTTGTTCCTTTCCAGGAAGCCCGTAACACCGTCTACGGTGATCTCGTCATAAAATGCGTCTTGATGTTCGCGTGTGTACATGTCTTCAGTCGGAGACATCCTGAGCGGCACAAAGCCTCTGGTGAAATCACCCCCAGCAGGATTATCCGTCACATCGTCCGTCCCTCCAGTCACAGTACGCATGGAGGGAATGTCTTTGACCGCCTGAGACTCGATCACCTCACCCGGGGGGAGATAATTCATCCGGTAGCCATAGGACTGATACTTCCCGGACTCTTCATGCCGTGTCTGCAAGCCTTTGCGGGTACGGGCGGATGCGTCGGAGGCCCAAACATGGCTCTCCGACTGTGCTCGCGGAGCTACGACCTCCATCTTTTCCTGAACGATTCGGCTCACGAGGACGCCCAGCCATCATCGGGATAGGAAATCCCACCCGAATAGTTTTTCATCTTCTGGGAGCGGATATCCGCATTGGCCTGATTCTCGATCACCATGCCCGGGGGCAGGTAATTGAACATGGCCTTGTTCCCTGAAGGAGTGCCTTTCTTGTCCAAATAGCCCGTGTCCTTGATGCCCGCATGATCGAGGGACTTGCCTTCTGAAGTCGGTAACACCTTGGTATCGGGTGCGCCTTCCTGTTCCATAAATTCTCCTAGCTCAATACGGAAGCTAAATGCTGTAGTTCGTAGTCTACACTCACCACGACTTTTGCGGTCGCATCCGTCCCCAACTGCACGTAGAGTTCGGAGTACGCGGGGATCATGGCATTCGACAGGGAGAGCGCATCAGACCCTCCCGCCTGAGAGACAGTTCCCGCACCTCCCACGACATAAGGCCCGAAGGTCGTTGTGGTGAGAGCCACCGTGGTAGTCGTGCTCGTATTGCTTACGGCATAAAGACTCACGGTCTGCGCACTCGTCGTAGCACTGTAGGTCGAGGTGCCGATCGTATCCATGTAGGCGTTCAACGCCTTCAGGATGAAGTTGGCGTAGGTGACGTACTTGGAAACCGCTGCATTCCCGGACAGCATCCCGAAGTTGATCGAGTGCCGGATACGGTAGTTCTGGTCGTCGTACGTCGGGTAGGTTGAGTAAGGCATTTATGCCATTACCACGCCGTTCGGAGCCGCAACAGAATATTCGATCACCGGAACCGTGGTGAAGGTCGCATCCGTCCCGCCGATGAAGGTGATGTAATCGCCGGGATTCATGTAAACCCCGCCCGAAGTCTGGCCGCCACCGGGCATTCCCAAGGAATAGGTGGCCGTCCCCCACGCCTGAGTCGTGTTCGTCCCTCCGAGAGTGTTAAAGCTGTAGCGCCAGTATCCACCTACTCCTCCGACCCCGGGGACGTTGACGTTGGTACCCGCAGCTCCCGTACCGCCGATGTAGAAGGGGCCTGTTGCGGCAGCTCCTAAGGTAGTGGTCGCCAGAGACACTGCCGTGCCAGTGGTATTGGTGTTCGCAACAAAGAGCGCGTAGTACGAACCACAGGAGGTCGTGGCGGTACCGTTCACCGTGTAGGTGGAGGTGCCAATCGCACCGACGTTAAAGGTCACACCACACAAAGTAAGCTGCGTCCACGCAAAGAACTTGCCAGTGGTCTGTGCAGACCCGGCAGAAGTCAAAGCCATTGCATAGGACTGGCGGGTGAGATAGGTCGGATTGTCGTACCCCATCGAACGGGTGACGACGTTGGAATTACCTTGCTGCTGTGTAGCCATGTTACTTTCCTAGGCCCCTAGAACACATGCTCAGCGGGAGGCCCTTTGTGCTGAGCTGGTTTATGCCGCAGAGTCCCATTTGACGATGCGGACGTTTATCGCGAGAGTATGGACGATCCCAAACCCGCCAAGGTAATACCAGGCGATACCTTTCGACCGCCCATAGTCGGTCGGGAGCTTGCCCCGCATTTCCTCAGGGATTGCAATCGCCTCTGCAACGGTGTCGTTGCCGAAGAAGAAAATCCAGTCCGATAGACCGTTCACCCACGGCAGGGTCGTGATGCCGTCGGTTCCCAATCCTTTGGCAATGTTGGTCTGCTCGATGTACCGGGTGTTCTCGTACCGTCCGATCTCACCGTTCATGATGAGATTAAAGCCGGTGTCGGAATACTGGTGGATCGATTCCAGGGCGTTCTTGAAGGTCCGTAGGGTCGTCGGCCACGCAATCGAGTAGTAATCATCCGCGATGTACGCCGGGATGTTGCGCTCCTTCATGCTGTCCACAATCGCCTTGGCGTGGTTGTTGTTGTAGGCGATGGAGTTCGTGCCCGTCACCGTGCCATTGGTGTAGAGCGTCACGGCGGTCGCGGAAGTACCCCCGGTGGGAATGACTCTCAAGAGCGTCTGGTTGAACTGGCCCCATGCAAGACGGTCAACCGACTTCACCGTGTCATTCTTAAGAGCTTTCTTGATGATGTCCTCAACGGGGAACTTCGACAGATTGTCGAGCTTCCCGGAGTACGGTACCGAGTTACCGGCTTCCGTAATCGTCAGGGTGCCCTGAGTGATCGTGAAATTAGTTTCAGGCAGGGTATTGGTTTCAAGTAGGACCCCACCTGCCGTAGCAACGTCTGAGATGACGTCCCACGTGAAGGTATCGCCCTTCTTCTTGCCCTGCTGAGAGATGTCGTGAACGTCAGAGAACTGGCGGAATTTCACCAGCGGCTGAACATTCATGCGTAAGACGTTAGAAAGCTGCCGGGAGTAAAAATATCCTCCAAGCGAGTTTACTGCCCACACCTGACCGGCCATAGTGACTCCGAGGCGGTTCCCGGAGTCACCGACTTGTCATTCGGTCTTTCCGGATACCGGCGTGCTGCTGTTCCCGGGGTGGAAGTGAGACATTGAGCCTCTCGCCTTAGCCATCCGTTCAATGATGACTGAGTGATCTTCTTCCCCGGTCTCGTCAGGGTCCACTTGCTGCCGTGCAGCAGCGCTAGGAACCTGTGCGAGCTTCCGTTTCCGTTCCAGCTTCTCCTGAGTCGTGCCTTTGAGCATACTTCCGAAGTGTTCCCTCAAGTCCTTACCAATCGTCCGGTAAGCGGTCGCAAGGGGCGTGTTCGGATCTTTCTGCTTGAGTTCTTCAAGCTGGGTTCTGAACAGCTTTGCGAGATAAGGGTCTTCGAGTAGCTCTTTCTGCTCCGATTCAAGGGATGCCAGTTCGGTCCTGAAGGACAGCCTCTGATCGACGGCCCGCAACATGTCCGGAGTCACCTCGGATGGTGTTGCTGATAGGACCGATGCCAGTTGCTCGATCGCTTCCTCGTCTCCCAGTGCAGCCGAAGCCAGGAGTTTCTTCAGCCCGTCTTTATCGGGCCTGCCGGGTACGTCTTTCGATAGTGCCAGCCGTGAGGCGTTTCTAACACTTTCGGAAGCTTGGCGCAAGTACTCGTCCGCCGACTCAACTTTCGCCGCATTGGCGCGAATCTCCTTCAACGTCTGCCACTTCTCGGCTCCATTGACGATCTGGCGGTAATAGACTTCACCATTGACGGTTT